CGTATAGCTTTTATTACATATGGTACAGGTTTCATGTGTATAAAAAGTCCACTATTGCTAGCACCATTTTCATCCAAATAATGAACCCTACAAATAGCTTCAATATTTTGATAAGTTTCAAATTCGCCTAACTGTTCATTTCTGTATAATCCATAATTCCCAAGCTTCAATGATGAAATTACCATGTCATCCTTAGTTGCAGTTATTTTTGTTTTTGGAAATAGCCAACTAAACATACAATATCCTTTCGGTCATCCCCAACGCCTTGGCGGTCTCCTTGACGATGTTCTGCTTGTCGCTCATTTTGTTTTTCTCCTTATCAGTTTCTTCCATACCCACACCACGCCGCGCCACATGGCGACATAGATGGCTATTGGGTAGTTTTTCTTTGGGTCTGTGTAGTGCATTTTTTTATTCTATCCTCATGTCTCATTCTCTTAAAAAACAGAAATACTAAAATTACAAATACACAACCAAATACGAGTAACGACGTGGCGATACCAGTTCTAAAATCTGAATAAAGCCATGCAACAATAAACGCCCATATTCCAATTATAAAGGCGATAACTGCAATGGTTTTAATCGCTTTGGTTGTTCTTTCTGATTCCATTTGATCTCTCCTATTTTACCGAAATCGTTTTAAGCCCTTTGGCTATCTCTTCGAAGATCTCTTCACTCATCGCATCTCCAAACCCGTCAAGCAGACCTCTGAGTTTCCCGGACGATACTATGCCGTCCAGTGCCCTGTCAAGGTATCTGTCTGCCTTGGTGCCTGGGTGATTCACCTTAGCAAAGACACCGTATTTCGTTTTGAGTGCCTTTTTCCGTTTTGGCTTGATTGTGTGAGGCTTTGTCCCGTAGTAGACATATTTAGCGTACTCTATGAGCCGTGTGTTCCCTACAGAGATTTCATGCGCTCTTGGCTCTTCAATAACACTGATGTCTGCACGCAGTTTCCCGGTAGCAACGGGTGCTTCATTTGCAGCCTGCCCCTGCAGCATGGCAGCAGCCTGCAGCAGAAATGTATCTATGGCATCAGACATCATACTTTTTTCCTTCGTTGGCAGCAATGAGCAGCGCATCGTAGAGCGTGCCGTCAAAGTCGTAGAGCTTCTCTACCTCTTCTTTCCCGTCAAGCGACCATACCTCAAGGTGTACCGGCTCATCGAACAGCGGATCATCCTTGTACCGCTCTACGGCTTCTTTACTGCTGCATGGTTGCCAAAACAGATGTGTCAGCCTCCCCTCTTTGTCTTGCTCTCCGCCGGCAAAGATCAGAAAGAATCTGTCGTCGTTATGCTCAAATGCACCATCGTGTGCGCCGCCCTCAATATCAAGTAGACATAGCCTTCCAAGTCTTAGTTTAGCTTTCCTCATTGTATATTCCTTTTTTCATCGATATGCTATGTATCGTTCCTTCTTGTGCATATTTCTTAAAATATTTCTGTTTTTCTTTTGGCTGAAATACTGTCACCACCTCTTCTGCCTCGAATGAAAAGAAAAGATCTTTCTCTTTGCTGTATCCGACAGTACGTGCCGGCTCCGTTGCATGCAGTGCAAGCTGTTCCATAGAGTTTAAACCGGCAATGATCTCTTTGTGTTTGAGCCCGTGGTAGGTACCGCCATGATCTATGGATTGCTTTGTTACAACACGCTCATACCCGAACTTGTCCACATGAGAAAAGAGCACCTCTTTGCCTTTGTATGTCTCTCCTGGCAAAAATGAGCCGTTCACATTTTTACCGTCAATTTCAGCCTTTTGTGAAAAATATGCTACCACAATCGTCCTGCATCTGAAATGATATGGGGGCAATGCCACATTGGAAGGCAACTTTCCAAATACCGGTTGAGACTGCCATCGTGCCACCTCTTTCTTCTCTTCGACTGTTTTGGCAGCAGTAATGGCGTCTGCTTGAGACTTGGCATGTAAGAGCGGTATGATGCGTCCGTGCATACTGAGGCAGATCTTTGATGTCCTGTTGTCTACGACAGCAACTACCTTCACTTTCTCAATGCCGGCTTTGTCGAACTGGTAGAGCCGTGTAAGGCTTTGTGACTGACGTATGACATGCTCACTGACAGACTGGAAGTAGCTGCTTGTCCCGTCGACGACATCCCCCAGCCTCTCTCGAAGCACCTCTCCCAGATCATTGATGTCTATCTCACCATCCATCGCCGCGGATATCGTCTCTTTTAGCTTCTGCTGTGTCTCTATGGTACCGTCATCCTTCATCCATGTGATCGCACGGTACATCGACTCCATCACCTCTGTATCGACCTTCTCGAAAGCAAACGCGATGCCGACACTCTGTGCAGCAGTTTCGGCACTCTTCTTGTATATCTCATCAAGAGACTGGGTAGGCACACTGATGCCAAACTGTTTAACCTTCTGCTCTATTACCTGCAAAAGCAGCTCTTTGCTCATCTCTTCAACATGCTGCAGCACATAGACAATAAGCTCTCCGACAATTGATTCTGTCTGCTTCTTTGTCTCTTTCTTTACCTGCTTGAGGTAATCGTCTATGAGTACCTCTATGTCTGCCTGCTTATCAGTTTTTGATTTCAGTAAGGCTTTCAGCAATATATTTTTCATACTCTTGTATCTCCTTTGTGTCCATCAAAGAGAATACTGGGATCTCTTTGGTTCGCCACACATAATGGCACGCTTTACATCTTCTGATCCGTTCTACAATTGGACCACTCTTGTCAGTATCGGTAACATAGGTTTTTTCATTCGCACAGCGTGGGCAGATCACTACAACTCCTTTAATGTCTTTTTGAGCGCCAATATCACTTTGGTTGCATCCTCTTTGTTGAGCTTGTCTACATGAAGATATCTGTTTCCGGTGATCTTCTCTATAAACTTTCTAAGTGCCTCTTCGCTTTTATCTCTTGCATATCGATCCCACAGCTTCAAGATGGCGCTGATCTGCCGATTGGTTGCATCCTTTGTCCTATCTTTGATAACAGGGAGTTCTGGGAGATCATAGTTGAGCCATTTGACCAATGCGATCAGCTGCTCAATATTGAGATCCTTGGATGAAGATGCACCGAAGTGTTCAGTCAGTTTATCTTCATAGTCTTCACGGTTATATGCAAAGTACTCTTTGTATTTGGCAGCCAAATGTACCTGCTTTATGAGCGACCGTTTAAAGGCCTTCTGTTTTGCTGTCATGCCTCCTCCTTGATAAGATGGTAAATATGATTGTTCCGCCCTTTCTCTTCAAGCCGCCAGTATTTACCGGTAAGCTCTTTGACAAGCCTTTTGCCATTTCTGTCTGTTCTTGTCGGGAAGCCCATGGCAGTGATCATCCGTGACATACTAAGCCCTTGGGGTGCCTGTGAGAGCGCATAGCGTGCCGCTTCAACTGCCTCTTTGTCCGTATCGGTCAGTCCTGAGCTTACCGCATCATATTCAAGCAGCTGCAGTGTCGTTGTGTCGACTGACCATCTGCAGTCCTTGACAAGTCCCCTGGCATGTGTTACCTTGAGATCATAGTTGATGATGTTGTCAAGCTTCCCGCTCTGCTTCATCTCATAGACATTGTCCGGGGTATTGGTAAAAACAGGGTTTCCCGATATCGTTCGTTTGTTTTTTGTTGCGTGGTGCAGAATGATCACCGTTGCTCCTGCATCACGAAGCCTGACGCAATACTTCATGAATTGTACAGACTGATTCTTGTTGTCCGTGTCCACAAAATCTTTTGTCGTATCAAGAAAGAACACGACATTCTCATACGCATTTCGTATGGCAGCATCTGCGATCTGCTTGAGCTGCTCTATGGGCTCACACCCGATTGTACCGCGCGTAATGTAGTGGATCTTTTCATTTACGAGCAGTGTTTCATGGATCTTTCTCTCTTTAAGTGTTGATATGGAGTTATCCATATCCAAGTAATAGACAGCAGCAATAGACTCTATGGCTGCAATAGAAAGGCTGATACCATACCCCAGCCACGTCTTACCCTGTTTTGGCGGTGAGTATATAAGCGTGATCGATCCTGAGAAGATAAAATCCTCTATAAACGCGATCTTATCCTCTATTTCAAAGTCTTCCTGTGTGAGCACTTTCCCCTGTGCCCATGGAAACAGTGCCGGCTGTATATGTTCTTCCTCCACCCGTGCGTTCATGATCTTGTCCTCCATTGTTTATTGACCTGCCTGTGCATT